GATGTACTGCATGGACCATACGTCCAAGTCAGTCCAAATAAGCCCCTGCTGCGGTGCCTGTATAGCCCCAACGATGCGGGAGCCTGTCGGAATGCGATATGAGCCCGCTTGGTTTTGCGAAGTAGCATTCCAAACGGTGTAATCAGACACGTCACACCAGCGAATGAGCAACGGGTCTTGGACGCCCGTGAATGTCGAACCATACGCAATAATTTGCCGCTGCGGCATCGCGATAAACATCCCAGCGTTTACGGGGGGTGCAGTAGGAATGATCGTTGCGTTCAACAACCCGCTTTCGGGGGACCAATTGTAAATAGGGCCGTTGAGAGGGCAGGCAATAAGATTTTGGCCCCAGTTGTCCAGCGACCAGTCCAATTGGGTTATAGGCGTTCCTGTGTGGGTTACAGGAGGGTTCCCCGTGCCATACCCGCCAGCCCCATAACCTTGAATGCCGTACCCAACGCCGGGGAGGGCCGGACCCTGCCCAATGTAATACAGGTAACGCGCATTCCCGCCGTTCATATAACCGGAAGTGGTTGATGACGCTTGGTGGAACACATTGATGGTAAACGTGCTTGTGGTGGGGACAGTTTGAACAGAATATTCCCCATAAATTGTTGTCCCACCAACAGTTGTTGAAACAAGAAACGTTGCGCGGTCGCCCACTTGGAACCCGTGGTTTGCAAGTGTGACGGTGACAACAGGGGATGCGTTGGTGGTGTTAAAAAGCGGAACGGCCCCACCCGTCGTAACGGTGGATGTTGCATTGGATGCCGCAAGAATTTGATACGCACTGGCACCGCCGGATGCGTAAACTTGGTACAGCCCTTTTATAACAATCCCGCCAATGGAAATTGGGGTCTGGACATAAACCGTATCATAAATGCTGGCGTTACGGCCCGTGTCATGAATCGTGACAACATTTGATCCAGATGTCGTATCAAGATTAACCGCCACATTCGCCAATTGCGTTTGCGGTGTAATTTCTTGATAGTTTCCGTTTGTCAGGTACGCAAGATTGCTTGTCATACCAATGCCCAAATACAGGTTGGTATTCAAATCTTCCCACGAATTTAAGCACCGGACAGTCGAAGGCATTTGGCCCGCAAAGTATTTTGTCCAGCCACCTAGTTTTTCCGGCAGTCCATACCGGAATCTAATTAGATTGCTAGACGAAATAGCAGCAGTGTTCAGCGTTGGTGTAAACTCAACGTTGACGCCCGGCTTAATTTTGATTTCGCTAAACCCCATTTGTTACCTCGTAGGAGTTGCGATAACCGTGGGCGACATAGAAGACCAAGCGGCGGATTGGAACTTCTTACGGAATTCTTCAACGGTTGCGGATTTAAGGAGTGTTTCGTACTGGTTTTCCCACGACTGCGCCATCTGCGGAGTATCCGCTTGGGAGCCGTAGTTACGCATCCAGCCGGAAGCAGACACCATTGCAGCCGCCAAATACAAGTCCGGCAAATACGTAGACAGGTAGTTTGACGCGTTAGAGGCAGACAATGGTATAGCGCGTTGGGTGCCAACAACCTCTACGGGGTATGCCTGATCAGGCACTGGCCCCAATGACATTGTCCAATTGTCTACCATCGCAAAATACTGCGGCAACGCCTGTATAGTCGCGTTACCGTACATCGTATCGAGGAATTCTTTTGTAACGGGGGTCAACGCGTTTTTTGTGCCAGTAGAGACGGTCGCGGACACGGGCGTTATAACGTTTAACTGTTGGATTACGACAAACGCTGTTGGCGCAGTGTACGTGCGAGAACCGCTGGTCAACACAGTTGTCGCGTCAGATGTAACGGTGTTTAGAAGATCGAGATCGCGCTGGATACGCAATTCCGTGTAATCAATGAAGTTCGGCAGCATATAGACAAAATTGGGGTCCGTCTGCGAAACGGCCATTTCGTTCGCTAAAGAAGATACAAATGTGGTATACGTTAGCGACATGGCGTTACTTCCGGTTAAGTTTACCCAATTTACCCTATTTTAAAGGCTGGCGGTAGTGCCGTATTGATAGGATTTCGTTGCGCGTATATTCTGGCGGCAAGCAAATCTTTGTACGTCTGCACTTGATCCGCCCCGATTGTTCCAATAACCCATTGCTCCATAATGGCGGGGTCTACTTGATCAAACGGAATAAAGTCCTGTGATGTAGGCGGGTCAAACACGGATACACCCGACATAGACGCAATCAACGGGCCATCTTGCGCGGTCAACGACCAGTTAACCGAAAGAATAACATTCTGGAGATTTTCAAAATCCGGGGCAGATTTGATGTTGGAAAACCCCCAAATGTAATCGATAGCCATTGGTCACCCCTTACTTGTCGGCTTTCCCGTCAAGTTTGTCAAAAATCTTCTCCAGCATGGCCTTGATCTCTTTCATGCTATCCAAAAACTCGTCTTTACGGACGTAATAGATTGGAAGACTAATTTCCAATGCATGAACGTCCTTACGAAGTTCCGCAACGGCATCCCACAGTTGACGGCAAAACCAGCCCAACATGGCTAGCATCGCACCACCCGCCAAATCAATTACATGCTGCCAATCCATGTTAGTCCTCGTCTGGCTCTGTCGGCTTTGAAGCTAATTGGGTTTCGGCGTCCATTTTGATCTTGGCAATCAGATCAGCAACCTCAAAAAAAGGCCGCTGCCCAAGTGCATTCAAAATAGCATTGATCTGTTCAACTGTCATTGTAAGCGTAATCATTCTAATGTCTCCTTATCCCATTACCAAAAAGAAGTTGCCCTTAGCTAGTGCGGGCGCAGCGGTAAATATCCACCCCACGTTGCCACTGACGTTTGTACTATTGGCTCCTGCATACCACGTTGTAGTGATTGGTTCAGCATAAGAATCTTGTATGGACAGATAATCTGATGATGCTACGCGCCCAGACACTAAGTTTAATAATGCTTTTGTGCCGCTTGTGGCAGTGTTAATGGTTATCAAATTGCCAGACGTTCCCGCCAAGGCAAATGCGTCATAAATATACTGCAAGCTGACAGTGTACGTCACCGTTGCAGGTTGCGTATTGTTAGTCATATTGGCAAAATAGACACCGCCACCATTAGCTGTAACAGTTAACGCGCCAGCACCACCTTGACGCAAGGTGGGCCATTTACCGTTTACATACCCACCTGTAAACGCCTTGGCAGATGCAGATGTCATGGACAGTATGCCTGCACCTGTGACAGTCATTCCGCTGGTGTTTGATACGTTGAATGTCGCACCGCTGACCGACCAAGTGCCCGAACCAAAGGCAATAGTGCGTGGGCCTTGCGCGGTTGATGCAAACGTACCGATGGAAACATTTTGCCCGTTGGCATCAAATGTACCGTTAGTCAACGTAACAGCGCGAGTTGCGCCAATTGTTAACGCATCTACAAGCTGAACCGTCCCGCCAATGCCGTTGATGGTAACTGGAAAGTCCAAAGTTTGGGTAGCAGATGTTATTTGCTGTGTGCCGGATGTTGCACCAAATGTGGTTGTGCTGGTTCCTGCGGTATATGTAACACCGCTGACTAAAATTAAATTCCCGTAAATTGTTCTCGCGCTGTTAACAAGAGAACCAGTAAAGCCTGTAAAGTTTACGTTTTTTGCGTTTAGTAAAGTTAGCGCATAAGAACCACTTATAATATTAAAGTTTAACACCTGTGCTTCTGTAGAAGATGTACCCATAGTGACAGTAGCCGCTGTCGCTGTAGCATTGTTAATTTCTACTGTTGTCGTTCCAGTGTAAGAAAAATTAGTAGTTGTTGACATAGCGAAAAGAGAAGTACCAGAACCATTAACGCTAATTTTACCCGTGCCAAACAAAATACTGCGTGTATTGCTGTTGCTGCTAGACCATGTTAGGGCTGTTAATGTTCTGTTATTAAGGTCCAATGTAGCTTGTGTTAAGGTGGTTGCCGCTGTTGTGGTAAAATTATCGGCTAATTGAACGGTTGATGCAGGAGCATTAATTGTCAATGGTTGTGTCACTGACAATCCATTGCTTGTAATGACCTGAGTAGACCGCCCAGAATACGTCCATGCCCCTGTACCAGTGATGCTGGTGATCACCGCAGGGGCGGCATATGTTACACTTCCATAAATAATGGGCTGGGCAGTTCCTGTTGCAAACACAATGGTGTTGGTGCGGTTGGCAAACGTTAAAGAACCAATGTTATAGTTTGCATCAAGCGTCAGTGTTGCCGCTGCGTTCAAGCTGCTATTGTCAATGTTGCATGTGTCTTGCGGAAGTGGAAAGTTCGCGGCAGCAACTGACCCGCCCGACGAAGTAGCCCACTGAGATGACGACCAGCTTGCTGACGTTGTTCCAACAAAGTACTTATTAACACCCGCGCCAAATGTAATTCCGCTATTGCCGCCAGCATTACCAAGCCGCGTACCTGTAAAGGGGGATGCGGCACCCGCGCCAGTGATGTCACGGAAATCAACGTCGATCAGGGAAACAGCCGCGGCTGTAATTGTGTAAGAAGTTCCAAGGGTAGCACTGTATATAAATAAACGAGATGAACCCGCTGTTGTTCCCGCTGGGTTTGTTAATGTTCCGTTAATGATTTGATTGGCGGATAAAACTAAAGTTGAGACTCTGTTGTTTGTCATTGAAGCAAAAGAAAGGTTATTAAATGTATTTGCTCCGGTTGTGGTCAAAGTTTGCCCACCAGCAGTACTTGTTGCGCTAACATTGTAAAATGTTTGACCGCCTCCGTCGAACGACAACCCTGATCCCGTTATATTTATTTGTGATGTGCCTGCATTGAATGTTAAATTTGTTGAAGTTGTAAATGTAACACCAGATAATAATGTGCATGTTGATGCGTTAAGTAAAACTGAGCGCGGGTTAGAATTACTGCTGATAATAGAAAATGCTGTAATTGCAAAATTACTTGCACTAGTGCTAAACGCTCCATTTGCTACAGTAATGCTAGAAGAACCAATGTTGATGGCAGATGATAACGTCCACCCACCACCAACGCCGTCAAATGCTGTTGCACTCGCCATTGTCGGGGCAATAGAAATAGTTTTGCCCGTAGCAAGGGCAACAAAGTTTAATACCCCTGTAAATGTGCGGGTTACGTTGGTTGTTGGAATGGTTGCGCTGCCCGCTATGCCAAGCGCACCTGTACCCGCTAAGGTCATTGTGCCATCAAGGCCGCTAATGGTTAAATCTTTACACC